AGGCGATACAGTATTTGTAAAGGAATTCAATTCTTATTTTAACGATATTAATTTAGAGGTTTCTTCATCTAACCCTGCTCAAGTTGTTAAGGTTGAAAAAAACTATACTAGTGCTATTTTACTTGAAAACTTAATTACTGCGAACTCGGCTATTGATAAAGGCAGATGTACAGAAAGAGAATTCTCTAATCAAGGTAGTATTAAAGATGTAGTCGTAGCATTATCAGGGGCTATATCTAAGCAAGACGGTATGATTGCCTTTGTTAACAACAATGACATATATGTTTATTCAGATAGAAACATAGGTTATGCTAGATACCAACATGTCATCTTAGTAAACAAGTCTAATGTTGTTGACTTTATATCTTCTTCAAATGAAGATGAGACTAACGACTTGAAAATAGCACAAATTGTTTTAGATGATTGGAAATCATATTATTTAATAGGTGGTCATTCTGATGGTCGTTCGGTACTTATATCTAATGATTCAATAGGAGGTTTAGGTATAGGAGATTACATAGATAGTAAAACAACTGCGGGGTATAATAGAGTCATAGATATAGTAGAAAATCTTGAAGACGTTTCGTCTAATTATAGTAAAGTTATATTAAAAAATAGACATGACTTAGGTAGCGGAGAGTTTAAGGTATTTAGAGAGTTTGAAGCTGAAATAGGTTTATTTTCAGCCTACGATATCTATGATATGAATTTTGATTTTTACGATACTTCTAATTCAGATCTTAAAGAGCTTAAGTATGAAACTTATCAAAATACTAATTACGCGCCTGCTAACGAAGCTGTTTTTAATGCAGAGGCTGGAGAAGAAGCTAATGCGCTTGAAGGTATAATAGACCCTGATTATCTAAAAGATCCTGAACTTTTCTTCGCAGGCTTAAATCCTATTTTATATCCTGAAAATCCAGAAGATCAGACTTCCTTTAAGATAGATTCTGAATACGATAGATTGCAAGAAAATGGATTAAAAGAATTTGCAGTTGAATCTAGAGTAGTTCCTAATATTAACAAATGGGTTTTAAAGGATGTTAAAACAGTTAGAGATAATCCTTACTATTTAAATGTAAATGAAGCTTTTGGTAGAACAAACTTCTCTCCGGATATTACAGTAGAGGGCAAAGATCCAAAGGCATTTACACATGAGTGGTTTTACATAGTTAACAAGCCAGAATATCTAAAACATTATATGTTAAACGATACATTTAGCTATATTAACTACATTTCAGGATTTGAACTAACTAAAGATATGTTCAAGTCCACTGAACAAGATTACTTTACCAACTTTATGATAAGTGATGGATTTGATGTAGTTGTTGACCCAGATGAACAACAGAATTATGTTGTTACGACTTCAGTAAATTCTAATGGAGGTTACATAGTTTACATAAACGGAGAGGCGGGCACAACACTAAATATGGTTGCAAATAACACATACTACTTTGATTTAAGTGGTGTGGATCCTAGCTTATTTGTAATAGAAAACTCAGCTGGTATGTATCAGCAAGAAAATATAGGAGGCATAGAGTTTGGCATATATACACCTAATACCTATGGATTTTTTACATTTGAATATGACTCATCTATTGGAGGTAATATTTCAGTATCTAATCAAGACTTTAACAAGTTTGAAGCATTTGTAAAAACTAATAGAAATATTAAATATTCTATAGGTCGAGGTGGAAACGATAGATCTTTTGCATCTACTATATTCAAAGGACTTAAGTTTCAATTTAAGAATAGAAAAGAGTTTGATAAGATAAAGCCTTCAGAATTCTTAAAAGATGGAACCTTTAATGATTATAAGTTTTCTACAGTAGTTGATTATAAAACTGGTCAAAGTAGAAATTCAATAGACTATGAAATTATCAAAAACGATGCGTTTAAATTTATTATTTTCTACATAACTGTTAACTTAGACGAAGACTATGTAGGAAACACATTAAATAGAAAACTATCATATCTTCTTTCAAATCAATTGAATTTACAAGAAGATGGCGAATATACGGTTGATAACGTTAGAATATCTGGAGCTTTAGACTTAAGCGATATTGACTTTAATTCTCCTGGACCATATGTTGTCAGCGGTATAACTCATTTTGACGGTTCAGTGCCTAATTTCTTAACACAAATATCTCCTAATTCTGATAATACGTATGGTACTCTTAGTATAGACTACCAATCATTAGATGACCAAGGAAATCCTTTAATATATCAATTAGAGATTATTAGTGTTGTCTCAGATTCTCAACTAATTATTCAAGGTTTACCATTTGATCAGAATGGAGATACAATAGATCCTATTTATTTACCTCTTTCATTACAAGAATTTGCAGAATATACATATGTTGGAGGAGGTATAAACAATCATAGTTTGTTATTGGATAACCTATCGATCAGCAATATATTTAATTTAGTTAACGAAAACGACCCATCTATAAAATATACTACAATTACTAAAGACGGAGAAGTTCAATCTAATAGATTTGTTATATCAATAGATGATGGTAAAGAAATAGTAAGAGCATCTAACTTAATAGCTGAACCTGATAATAACAAGCCTAAGAGCTACTCTTTATTTAATGGTACGATAGGCTACGAATTACAAACTAGAAATGCATATTATCCTTTCTTAATTAGACATTCTGGCAAATACACATGTGACTTAAAACCAGTAGTAACTTTTACTGACATTTATTCTCATTTCAAAGTTAATAGAAACTATGCTAAAAACTCGTTCTTAGAAGAGAGAAACTTTAAAGATACTTTCTATAGACATCCTTCTTCTCAAATAGATGAGATTAAATCTTTGGGTCCAAGAAGGGTACATAAAGCCGAGTCTTACTATATTAAATATAATCGTGCTAACGTTGCGTTTAATCTTGGATTCATCTCTGATGATGGGCGACATGACACAGATTGGGGAATGATAAAGAATCATTTTTATCATAAAGTAAATGAAGACAATTCAACTGGTGTTACGAAACTAAGCGAAAGTGGAGAAGCTTCACCCGTTTACCCTCTTATTGGAGAAATAGCCATAGATAAAAGAGATGTTAATGTATTTAGATCTTCTTGGGAAGATGATTATTATAGAACTGCTTTAGCTGGAGGGGAATCTTCTTCTTCTCCGGGAACTTTCTCTACTAAGGAATCTAGATCTTACTTATCTTCTACTGTAATGAAACTTAAGGAATCATATACTTTAACTTCGTTTACTACTCAAAATGCAGGAACGTTTGAAAACTTAGATTTAATACTAAAGAATAATTCTCACGAGGCTAACGTAGTATTTGCAGAAGATTCTGAAAAAGTGTATGTAGATTTTTACATGACTGATTTAATCTCTGACGTTCTTTCAGTGTCTGGCGTCGCCAGTGAAATTCAAAAATATGTTGACGCAGCATCTTCATTCCAGGATAAAACCGATTTAACAGACGATGTTAGGTCATATGTTAACACAAACTTAGTTAATCTATTTTCGGTAGATGAAATAGAGATATACACTAGAAGAACACAGAGCGAATCTACTTCTATTAATCCAGTTGAATCATTAGATCTTATAGATAACGGAGGATTTAAGTTAGACATAAATTACACCGTTAATCAACATGCTCAAAGGCCTATCAACTTTAGATTGATATATAATAAGAGTCAGGGATACTCCTATATTATAAGACCTATGATAAAAATAACGCAATAAGATGCCTATTAACTTAAAGGAAATATTTGTTTCTGATACAAATCAAATTAAGATTGACAAAATTAATTATAATTTTGATCAAATTATAGGAACTGGTGGACAGCTAGGGCCAAGAGGGCCGCAAGGCGTCCAAGGTAATGTAGGTCCTGTTGGACCACAAGGCGTTCAAGGGCCTGAAGGAGTTGCTGGAGCTAATGGAGTTGACGGTAATGACGGACAAGATAGATGGTATTCTGTGCAACATGCTGCCGTTACTGGAGAATCTGCAACAGATTACGATACAACTATCATCAAACCAAAGATAGATCCAAGTACAAGTGGAACTCAACCTACTTCTGTCTATATAGGAGATCCTGATTTCAATAATTTAAATTTAGAAGACGGTGATACCGAAGCTAGATCTTCTCTTGTTGTAGGTAAAAAAGATCCATTTGAAAACCATATTAGACTTATCGCTGAAGATGGTTTCGATATGGTTATTAGAGGCGATCAACTTTTAAATTATGGTGGAATATTTCATATTCAAAGAGGTTTAGCATTTAACACTACTAAGGTTAAAGGTAACATTAGTTTTGATGATGTTACAATAAATGCAACTAATGACGATGCGGGTGAAGGTATCATAGAATTATCAGCTAATAAAACAGAAGTAATTTCTACAGAAGATGGTTTTTACACAAGCTTGGGCACTAAGTCTTATTTTAACGATAGAGTACATGTAGTTGATGCTGACTTATTAGTTCAGGGCGGAGGATTTACTAGAATTTCAAAAGGTACAAGTGCAGAAAGAGACGCTATATCTTCTGGAGACTTATCAGGAGGTAACCTAAGATATAATTCACAAACTAATCAATATGAAGCTTATTATCAAAATACTGATGAAGGCGATATTTGGTTAAATCTTAGACAGCTAACAGACGCAGATGGGGATACTTATATAGATTTGCCTATTAACGGTGGAGATGCAGATAGAATTATATTTTATTCTAGTAATCAAAACTTTTTAAGAATCGGAGGTACTCAATTTTCTTTACAGTCTGAATCTGCAGCCGGATCAACAACTGTTCCTACCATAGTCGTTAATGAAACTGTCTTTGCTAGAGAAAGAGTTCATTTTATAGAAACAGGAAAAGGCATATCATTTAAAGAGGGTCCAGCTGCTACTAACACGGCTTCTCCAAGTGGTGGTTCAGCAGTTAATTATAACACAAGTATTAGTCAAAGAACTCTTGATGATTATTTTGTTAGAGATGTAGGACCATTTGAGTTAGAAGATGATAAGTATATAACTCCGAACGAGGTTCAAGATAGCTATTTTCCAGGTCCATCAACTAGTAGTGACACCAGTGCAATTATAACTGACACTATATTTTCTATTTTAGATAATAATAACAATAGAAAGGGTCTACTAACTTGTATTAATGGAAATACAAAAATAGCTTATCAGAAAATAGGTAAACTAGTAAATGTTCAAGTTGACTTAGTTTGGAAACCGATAATAACTTCACACGATAATTCTTTAGATGGTGGAGCAACTTATTCCGGAGTATATGAAAGCAATACTAATATAGAAGCATATTATTGGGACGATGCAAGCGTAGATGACTATTTTAGATTTCAAATACCAGAGCTTTATAAAAGGTTAGATCCGGCTATAAAGATAATAGCTCCGTTTACACATGCAAACTTAAACATAGATATAACTACCTCTAATCCAATACTAGAGTCGCAAGGATCAAATAATAGAGAATATTTCTTTAAACAAAATGCTTCTACTGGCTTCGGAGGTGCTTTAAAAACGTCTGATATCGTAGATGGTCATTTCAATTTCGGTAATTTCGGAGATGCTGGTAATTGGATATACACTAATTTTTCTCTTACATACCCATGCGATAAAACTTCTATGCAATCTAATTTTCCATTTAATGACGGAAGTTCAGGTGGAGGTACTGGGTTCAATGATTTTAGTGGCGGCGGAACCGGTAATGGTAGAGATTAAACATGAAAAAACGAAACGACAAATATGGTATTGGCTTAATAGCTCTCCTCATTGCAGTTCTTTTCTTGCAGTGTAATCAGTCGCGTCGTTTAAAAAGAGATCTTCAGCTTGAAAAAGAAAAAGTTGAAAGAGAAATTAACAATAAAAAGGCAGCTGAAGATAACTTAAGATTAGTTAGACTTGAGAATGGAGACTTAGCTACCACTATCAGCTCATATGAATTTGATATTCAAAATCTAAAGGAAAAGGAAAAAGAGCTCCTTAAGAAGTATAATGATTTGACTGCGGGTTATAAAAAACTTAGAGGCATTAACTCACTTATAAAAGCTGATTTAGAATTAACCGAAAAGATACTAGCTGAAACTCAAGCAACTCTTATCAACGATACGACGATTGCTCTTACCTTTTCAGAGTATGATATATTTAGCGAAGGTAACACAAGAATGATATCTGGTACTTCTGCACTTTCTATTAGTCAACTTGATAAACCTAGATTAATAAGTACTGATATTCAACTTGACCAAACTATAAGACTGAAGGCATTGATAGACGATCTTGAAGAGGGTCCAAGTTTGGTTATTGCAACTGACTACCCTGGAATTACAATTACTGACATAGAAAACATTAACCTAATTAATTCTAAGTTAAGAGCTAAGGAGATTGATGACTATGTTTCTAATAGTAGTTCAGTTGGATTTGGCCTTGGAGTAGGCTATGGACTCAACTATACTGGTGAAGGAACTTTTACGCCAGGACCAACAATAAACTTAGGACTTTTCTGGTCACCAAAAAAATTAAGATTTAAATAATGGCTCAGTCATCTAGATACTTTAGGATAGACGATGATGTATTGTTAGAGTTTATCTACCATGATCAAAGCAACCCAGATGCACACTATATTGAGGTTGATGATAACGGTAGTGAGATAAAGAAACTAACAGTAAATCCTAACGATCCATATACTGAGCACATTAATCACTTGATTTGTGAGCTTGGTAGCCAAGTTGTAAACTTCGACGTTACTGTCAACGGAGCATATTTAGCCGTAGAAAACTTTGCTGGCAGGACTCTTCTCTTAGAGGCTGGCAAAACTTACAAGTTTAACTTAAGTGCCTTACCAGACCCTAGTTTATTCACAATTACTTCTAACTATGGAACATATAGTTTAAGTGCAGCAGGCATAGGTACATTTATACCTACAATTTATGGGACTATTGATTACAGTTATCCTAGTTTAACTGGTGGAAAAATTGTAATTGCAGATAAAGCAAACCCTCTATTTTCTACACCGGATGAAGACACAGGAAACGATATCAATCATCTAATTGGTAGATTTCATGCTATACCTCATGTAGATGATAATGTTAAATATGCTCTTTTAGGATATGATGTTGATGGTCTTTACGATCAACCTCTAAACTACATCAATTCTTATCCCGGTTGGAGCGGTTCTAATGAAGCTGATTTGCTTTCATCACAGACTACTGCGAATGCTATTAACCGCATTTACTACGATGATATTAGACTTCACTTAAGATCAGGTTTTTCTTTTGCATCTAGAGGATATGAAGGGTTCTTATTCGAAGTCAAGACCGAGAGAGATAATGGCATTAAAAACTATTTAACTCAAATAGTTTACTTAAATCAAAGTAACTATGAAGTTTCTAATCCTAAGCCTTTCCTATTAGGTGAAACTCTATTTACTAAGTTTGTAAACTTAAAGGTTCCAACTCTTGTTAATCAAAACTTTGAATTTGAGGATTTCTTTTACGGTGACGGCAGTATTGAACAGGTTTCTAACCAAACTTCCAACTTAAGTCCTACCTCTAACTATGAAATTAGCTTTAAGCTTATTGATAGATTAGAAAACATAGATGGATATAATTATTTCTATACAGCAGAGGCAAATACGTTTAGCGTAAGTAGAGAAGATGAATATGCTGACTTTACAGTGGTTGTAGAAGAGGCTGAAGATGGAGATTACTTTCAAATATATGGAGAAAGAGATAATGATTCGGCAGCCTTTGAAGGTTACATAACAAATAGAATCAATACTTCAACAGATGACATTATTGTAATGTATGAAGTAGAGGTTTATGAACAGGTCGGCGTTTCTCAAATTAAAACATTTGACACAACGTTTACTCAAGTTGTTGATTTCGATACTCCTATTACATTTAGACCCGTTATCATGAATGGTAATGTGGCAGTCAATTTCTCAATTGATGTAACAATGAGAATAGTTAACGAGACTGATAACACACAGATAGTTAAGAGAGCTAGTGTTACATTCGATAGAGCTGCTAAATATGCAAAGGTAATGCAATCTGTCAAGATAAATTCTGCTACCAGATTGACCGAAGTTTTCAATACACTACCTAATCTATCAGCTAATAGAGCAGTTCGAGGTCTTATCAATAACTCGTTGCCTAAATCAACTAGATATGTGCCCGCTTTTGTAGAAACAGCAAATATTGTTGCAGCTAATGTTCCAGTTAATATTACCAGTAACGATAATGCTGATTTACCTCCAACAGAAGTAGAGGATCTAGAAACTCCAGACTATAAGTCAAGCGGCGATGTTACGATCTATGTACCGCCATTTACAACTTACTATAAATTCTATATAGCTAAAAAGAACGGAGATGATTTAGATCAACTCTCTTTAACTGGTGCAGACGACATAGTGCTTTCGTTTGAAGATGGCGGTACTAAGAAGATATTTAACCATCAAAGAAGTAAAGATATAGACTTAGGTAAAGGAGAAGTTTTGTTTAAGGTTGATGAAGCTAATGCTAGTGCAATTAGAGGTATGCAAAACAAACAGTTCTATATTTCTTCTAAGAGTGGTTCTGACAATACTGTAATAGCTTACGGAAAATTCACCATTGAATAATGATTCTAAATTCTAGAAATAACTTATTCTCATTTAGGTTTCCTAGAAACTTTATACCAGAAGAGGTAGCTAACAAATATGTTAAGTATTTGAATAGAATGCCAGGTAACCTAATGCAAAGGCCTATAGATTTTGTTAATTATTCGATTCAGGGCATTAATGTTCCCGGTGTTTCTTTTGATCCAATATCACAAGCTGATAATGATGGCACTACTAGATATCACAGAGGTGCAGTTCCTATTCAAAATACAATAGAGAGACAGTTTACTGTTACTATGCAACTTTTAGATGGTTACATTAACTATTGGATAATGCTCGACACTTTATTGTACTACTATGCCAGATCAACCGAACAACCATTTACAGAGAATTTAGTTATGAGAATTATGGATGCCGAAGGTATTGGTATGGCTTCTATGGTTTTTGAACAACCTATTATGAATTCGATTAACGAGCTTAACCTTAACTTTGCTGAGAATGTTGCAGAATTTAGTACGTTTGAAGTTACTTTCTACTACAACAAACTCAACCTAAAGATAGAAATAGATTAATATATAAGATATGAAAACATTTGTAGAATATCTAAACGAGCAAAACATTTCCGAAGAGGATCTACGCATTTTAAACGAGGGTCTTCAAAGCGAGTGGACTGATGAATTAGAGGCTAAAGTAGACGAAGCTATAGATGCATTTGCATCGGAATATATGTTAGAGGACGGAACCTATGATATTGATAGATTCAACGAGGAAATGACGAATGAAGGCATATTGGGCAGTATTATAGGAGGTCTCACTGGTTTTGCTTTAGGCAAGTCAGTAGGTAAACTAATTGCCAAAGTTTTAGGTGTACAAAAAGGTGTTTTATATGATCTATTAACTTCTAGGTTGGTCGGCGCCGCTTTAGGTGCTTCACTAGGAAAAAGATTCTAAAGTGAATTACGTAGCAGTTGATTTTTCACTCAACTCTCCTGGCATTTGTATCTATAATGACAAGAGTAAAAGGTATCAGTTTATAAGCTATATTAAGCCAAAAACTGGAACCAAGGCTGAACAAGCTTTTCAAGAAGACATATCTAAACTTAAGGACGTTGCTTTAATCTATCAGCCTGACTTTACAACGAGTGATGCATACTCAAGTCAAGAGTTGAATAAGATTAAGAGGTATGATAAGATGGCCGATGATATCGTCAACCTTATTCTACAAGAATCTCAACAAGGCGATGGCTATACGATAGCCTTTGAGGGTACAAGTTATGGTTCAAAGATGGGAACTAATAATATGATTGACATGGCCGCGGGAGCTGCAGTACTCAAATTAAAGATGTTAAAGATCTTCAAGCCAGAAGATATTCAAACTATTGCTCCTACTACTATAAAGAAGTTTGCAGGTAAAGGTAACATGAACAAGACTCAGCTTTGTCAAGCCTTTTTAAATAATGTAAATGGAGATGCCTTCTTGATGAAGGGAGAATTATTCCATTTTGCAACAGCAAATGTAGATTCTGAGAAGAAAATCCCAAAGCCTTTAGATGACCTCATCGATGCTTATTTTCTTTCAGCTCTTTTAGCGTCAAAGGCTTAAAGACTATTCTTTCCCTTGAGCCTAAAACCATTTATTGTATGCTAGTTACCACATTCTGTTTCATTAAGAAACAAATGGACTTTAAGATATATAAGATATGTTGATGAACGATTTAAATTATTCTCACATGGACTTATGTACGTACGAGTTCCTTCAACTCAATAAGATCCTCAATAAAATGGTGTCTAGTAAGCACATTTCTCTAGAAGAAAAAGAAGAGCTACTACACAAGTCAGGGCTGACTAAGCTAGAGGACGGAAGTTGGAGTCAATATGTAGAAAGTACCAGAAGTGAGGTTATTTTAGATCTTTCTGAAACTCTTTAAAGTATTAAAGGTATAACAAACAACTTAAAGCTAATTTTAAGGTATTAACAAATTAAAGGTTTTTTTATTATGGCAGATTTTGATATTTTCAATCTCGGTGTTGAGGACGTAGAAACACACACTCAACAAACAACTACCTCAGCAAATGAGGTCTACAAGCCTACCGCTGATGACGGTAAGGACGGAACTTACAAGGCGCTCGTTCGCTTTGTTCCAAACCCAGCTAACCCGCGTAACTCTCTTATCCAGAAGTACGTTCACTGGTTAGTTGATTCTAACGGTGACGGCAAGATTGTCGACTCACCTCAAACTATCGGCGAGAAGTGCCCGATTGCAGATGTTTTCTGGAAGCTTCGTAAGTCCGATTCAGCTGTTGAGCGTAAGGCTTCAGACAAGCTTAAGCGTCGTCAACAGTACTATGCACTAATCAAGATTATCAAGGATCCTCAGAATCCAGATCTTGAAGGTCAGTACAAAGTATTCAAGTTCGGATACAAGATTAAAGAGAAGATCGATGCTGAGTTGAAGCCTGACTTCGGTGAACCAACACAGGTTTTCGACCTCTTTGAAGGCAAGAACTTCGAGTTGATTATTACCCGCCAAGGCGAGTATAACAACTACGATAAGTCTAAGTTCTCTGCATCGCGTTCTGCAGTCGTTGTTAACGGCGAACCAGCTGAGCGTAGCAAAGAAACCATGGAGACCATCAAGACAGAACTTGAAGGCGCACCAGACTTGTCAATGTACGACTATCAAGCATGGGACGAGGACACTCGCGAGTTTGTTAACAACGTACTTCGTATGTACCTCAACCCTGGAGATTCTATCGCTGAAGTCACTCCAAGCGCTGCGCCTAAGACGCAAGCGAAGAAAGAGCCAGTCACCACTCCGGTCACTGCTACCACCGAGTCAACGTCAGACACCACTTCGGTCAGCACTGACGACGACCTTGATTCTTTCTTGAATGACCTCGACATCTAATCTTACAGAGGATCTAAAGCACAAGATAAAGCTCGCGCTTAAGGACGTAGTAGTACAACAACACTCTGCTCCCAACAAGCAAACACTACGGGACATGTCAGGACGAATAGTCTTGGCATGTCCTTATTGTGGTGATTCTCATAAAGACGATACTAAGAAGAGAGGTAACATATATTGGGACACTCTTCAGTACCACTGCTATAACTGCAGCTATCATACTAACCTGTATGGCTTCTTAAAGGACCATGATGTTAGGATGCCAAATACTGGCGATTCGTTCGATGTCATAGATTACATTAAAGCCAATGAGAGAAGCGTTAAGAAGGTCGAGACTCTTCGTCATGGTGTATTTACCAAAGCTGATGAGCTTGCTATTCCTATAGACAAGTTCAAGCAATATTTTGGAGCAACTGATATTGAACCTGGAGATTGGATTTGGTTCAAGCTTAAGGAGCGATTGCTTCATCACATGACCGATCAGTTTTTGTACTCTGAAAGGGACCAAAAGCTATGGATCCTTAACAAGACTCCAGAAGGTAATATACTAGCAGCTCAGAGCCGACGTATGAAGGGCAAAGGCTCCAGGTATCTCACTTACGATCTACCTAAGTTGTATGAAGAGATGAACATGGAGCTAAGTCTTGAAGAAGACGATCTTGTTAAGATAAGCAAAGTCTCAACCCTATTCGGTATCATGCAGATTAACTTTCAACAAGACGTTACTATCTTCGAAGGTCCTCTCGATGCCAAGTTTATGTCTAACTCGCTCGCGTTGGCCACGGCAGGTCGATCAACAGAAGAGTTTGATAATATGGCAACCGTAAGATATATGTTTGACAACGATAAGACTGGTCGTGAGAAGATGGCGGAGAAACTTAAGAGAGGCCGACCAGTATTCATGTGGTCTAAATTCTTAAGCGAAAATAAGCTAGATACATATAATATAAAGGATTTAAACGATCTTATGATCGTATGTTACCGAGAGGGGTCTAAGGCTTACAAACACATAAACGAATATTTTACCTCAAGCCAACTAGACCTATGGTACGTATAGAAGATATAACGAAAATGGTTGAAGAGGATTTAGATAACTTCTACGAAGACGGAAAGAGGTTCAAGGGTCACAAGCTGCTGCTTGACTTTGATAGCTCGGAATATGACGTAGAGTTACCTGAAACAGAGTCTATAAAACCAAAGTATAAAAAGAAAAAGAAGGCTAGCGTATTCGTTAAGCCTAAATCGAATAGAAGATCGCTATTTTAATGGGAAGTAAAGAAAAAATATTGGAAATCGATGAGCGCTTAGGTAAACAGAGAAGCGAATGGTCTGACAAGATCAAAGAACTTGCTGACAGTCTTAAGTACATTAACGGCATGGAAGAAACCATCGCTAAGGTACTTTCGTCTCGCCAAACGTTAATCGATCAGATAGCATATATAAACACCAAGATTCGCGCACAAAAGGCAACTCTTGCTAATCGCAACCGCGAAGCTTACATTAGATACTTTGAGTATGACTATAAGTTGGGTGAGAAGCAGAAGGTGATGTTTATGGAGGCAGATCTAGCCGACGACAACACTATACTTGCACACTTAGAGAACCAACTCGAATTTCTAAAAGAGTCGGTGAAGACCCTAGATAATATGGGCTTTGCCATCCGAAACAGACTTGCACTCAAGGATCTGTAAGGAAAAGAAAACAACGAGTCAATGTGGAACTTAGCTTAACAGAAAATAATCAGTTTCTAAGAGTAGATTCAGCGACAGAGTTAGAAATAGAACAACTCAACATCTCACTTACTAAGAGAATAGAATCATGGCGATTCAATCCCCTGGTCAAGCGAGGTGTCTGGGATGGTTACGTCTCGTATATTAAGGACGATAAGTGGATTCCTTCTGGATTGTGGAAGGAAATCATGGACATGTGCAAGGAGTATTCGTATGACCTTAAACTTAATGGTGTCACTGATCTTTTTGATAAGGGCGTTAACCAAGAAGAGTTTGAAGCTTGGGCTTTAGACTTCTTCAAGGACTCTGAGATTACTCCGCGCGACTATCAGATGGACGCCGCGTTCAACATCTTAAAGTTTAGAAGGTGTTTGGCAGAATTAGCTACTTCAGCCGGTAAGACACTCATCTCTTTCTTGGTAGTAGCATATATGCTTGAAAAGAAAAAGGCTAATAAAGTCTTATTTATAGTACCTAACGTTTCACTTGTAGTTCAAGCTAGTGAAGACTTTATGGACTACAACTATAAGAACCAAGTCAACATTAAGATTCAGCAGATTTACTCTGGCCAAAAGATTAGAGCTGGTCGCAATGTTGTCATAGGAACTTATCAGTCACTTGTCAAGAAGAATAAAGAGTATTTCGAGCAGTTCGACGCTGTTATCATTGACGAGACTCATAAGGCTAAGTCTAATTCTATTAAGACCATCTTGCAAAAATGTGTATCTGCTAAGTATCGTTTTGGTTTGTCAGGAACTATTCCCAAGAGAGGTAAGTTAGACAGACTCACTTTGATGGCTTACACTGGTCCGGTTATTACAGAGGTCAGCGCTAACTTCTTGCAAAAACAAGGTCACATTGCGGGATGTAAAGTTAAAGTCATCGAGATGGATTATGCACCTGATTCTACAAAACAGGCGTTTATGGAAATGGCTATGAACAAGTATGAGAGCAAAGACGTATTTAAGTTCGAGCAGAACTACATTATAAATTCCCCCGGCAGACTAAACTTTATTACTAACGTTATCTCTAAAATTCCCCGAAATTCCCTCGTCTTGTTTCATAGGATCGAACATGGAAAGAAGCTCTACGAGAAACTAAGACAGGATAGCGATAAGGTCGTCTACTATGTAGATGGAGGCACTGACAAGGACATTAGAGAGGAGTATAAGAAAAAGATGGAAGCTGGAGAAGAAGTAGTGATCGTAGCATCATATGGCACCTTCTCAACTGGAATTTCTATCAAGAAAATACACAACATCTTCTTCACAGAATCGTTTAAATCTGAGGTGATAATTAGACAATCTATTGGTCGCGGACTCAGACAACATGAGTCCAAGGATGAGGTTGTTATAGTAGATTTTGTTGATGATTTATCTTCTGAAGAATGGTTTAATTATCTAATGCGACATGCCAGAGCCAGACAAAGGATTTACAAGGAGCAGAAGTTCACGTATACTGTGAAAAAGGTACAATTCGAAGGAGATATATAGAAAAAGTAAAATAATACCATAATCATGAATAAATTACAAGACTTTAATAGCTTTGCTTCAGCTAAAAGGCAAGAGGCTCAAATTAAGTTAGAGCAAGAGCAAGACGCAAAGAGAACATCTAGCGCCGAAACATTTAAATCTCTTTTAGCCGAGTATGGCGTAACAGATCTTAATGAATTAGATGAAGAGCAAAAAACTACTTTCTTTTTAAAGCTAAGAGGCGGAGAAGTAAATGAGGATGTTAATTATATGATTGATAGATTAGAAGAGGCATATTCAGTTACTGAAGCTGAAGTTAAGTCTGATGAAGATTTTCAAGAGTATGCAATGACTGTCTTAAAGAAAGCCTTTGGTGAAGATTTTGATGAGGCTAAGGCACAAGAAACAATTGATGGTATTCTTGGTAAGGCAGATGGAGATTATGGCGCAGCTGTAGGTATGTTAACATCTTCTTTAGGAGAATCAGTTGAGGTTAACGAAGCTGACATCAAGTCAGACGAAGATTTTAAAGAGTATGCGTTCTCAGTTCTTCAAAAGGCTTTTGGAGATGAGTTTGACGAGGCGAAGGCACAAGAAGTTGTAGATGGTATTCTATCTAAAGCTGGAGGAGATTACGGTCAAGCTGCTGGCATGTTACAGAGCTCACTTGGCTAATGGACAAACTGCTGTCATACGATCAATTTCTATTTGAAAAGACAAAGCCGGTATTATCAGACTATTCACTTATAGTTGAAGGTGGGGCTTATGGCCACCTTACGCACCCGTTTGAAGATTTAGGTCTTACCATGCAAGACCTTCAGGACATGATCGATGTTACTGTAGAGGGTGCTTTTGGACCTGAGAATTTCGTACAAGAAAAGACTGATGGACAGCAACTTTCTATTTCATGGAAAAACGGAAGGCTCATAGCAGCTCGTAACAAGCAACATCTAAAGAATGCCGGTGAGAATGCTATGGGACCAGAAGACTTAGCCGCTAAGTTTGCGGGCAAAGGAGATATAGAAGTAGCATACAATGCAGCCATGAGGGATCTTCAAGCTTCTATAGGTGCTCTATCCGATGATAACAAGTTAAAGATATTCGATGAAGGGCGTAAGTTCGCTAGCATTGAGGTCATAACTCCAGTCACACAAAACACAGTACCTTATGGTCAAGATATGTTAGTCTTTCACAGCATAGTAGAGTATGATGAAGAAGGCAACGTAATAGGCGAAGACAAACAAGCTGGCTACGAAATAGCTAAGATGATAGAGGATGCCAACTCAGCTGCTCAAGAGATGTTCTACATTAGAGGACCTAAGAATATAGATATAGTTCCCTTTAAGGATGCTAAGAAGAAGGCTAAGTACTACGGAGATAAGTTAAAGGCTATCATGAAGGATGCTGGAATCAATACCACATCTACAGTTTCTGACTTCGTGATGGGATCAGCTTTGAATAAGGTTGATGAGTTGGCTAAAGAGTTTAAGGTTGAGCTTTCTGAAGAGGCGAGAGAGGGAATAGCAAGAAGATTGGGAGGCATAGACAAGTCTTACAATGCTAGACAAATGAAGAAAGATCTCGGCGATGTAGCTCAACTATTTACAGATCTTGAGAAGAAGGATGGCAAAATTATCAAGAAGAAGATATATGCCCCTCTTGAGAACCTATTTTTAGAAGTTGGTACTGAGATGATGAAGAATATGTCTTCGTTCCTGTCAGCAAACCCAACAGAGGCCTCTGAGTACATGAGAAAGGAGATAGAATCAACTATATCAACTCTTAGAAAAACAGGAGGAGAAGAAGAAATAAAGAAGCTAGAACACGAGCTTAGCAGAATAGCCGCTATAGGAGGTATGGAGAATATAGTGCCAACAGAAGGCATTACTTTCGTATTTAAGGATAAGGTGTACAAATACACTGGCATCTTTGCTCCGATACACCAGATAAGATCGATGTTAGCATATAGAAAGTAAGTTATGAAGTACCTTAAACTATTCGAAACATTTATAAACGAGGCGGTAGAGATATCTAATCCCATAGACGGTAAGGAGGTAGTGATTATGCCTGGCAGGTTTCAGCCCTTTCATTTGGGCCACTTAGCAGCCATAGAAAATGCTTCCAAACAGTTCGGAAAGCCGGTTATTCCTATTCAAGTTATATCTAAGAAAGACAAGTCTCCGTTTCCAGAAAAGCTACTTCAACAAATGGGAGATGATGTTGCCAAGAACGAGTCATATATAGAAAAGTTTTTTATATACCCACAAGGTTACGGTTTAACTGTCATCCCGTGGTTCGTACGTTTCTTGAGAGACAACGGCTACGAGACAGTTGGTATGGCGGCGGGCAGTGACAGAGAAAAGGCCTATGCTGGACAAATGAAGTATATAACTAGCGATAAGACTGATACTGTGGTTAAGGATGAGTTTGAGATGAAGATCGTAGATCAGCGAGTCGAAGGAGGACCCAGTGGCACTAAAACTAGAGCGGCTATAGCGGATGGAGATGAAGAGGCGTTTAAGTCCATGGTGCCAACTTACTTGCATAAATACTACGATCAATTAAAGAAGCACCTATGATGAAGCACATTAAACTATTCGAGCAATTTTTATTCGAAAGCGGTAACGCTATAGAAGACTCAAGACCTGTAGAGCAGTCTGAGATACCCAAGACGCTAGAGTGGGTTGAGAAGAACGTTTATCCAATTATAGGTCTCGACGGTCTTGGAGAAGATGCTGCTGTAATAGGTAGCGCAGGTAAAAAGAAGGAAGGTCAAACTAGTGGGGACATAGACATTGCGGTTTCTGCTGATAAGATTGCAGGTTTCCTAGACACTTCTGTATCTAAAGTTTTATTTGAGATGAACAACGTGCTAAAGTCAGCTGGTATGAACACGAACATGGCAGTAGGTTTTCAGCAGGTTAGTATAGCTGCTCCTATCATGGGTGACTTTAAGAAGGGCGTTTGTCAAGTAGACCTAATGCTTTCTAGAGATATTAAGTGGAGCACATTCATGTATCACTCCCCTGACTTTACAAAGGACGAGTCCAAGTATAAGGGGGCATATAGAAACATTCTACTTATGGTAGCTATAGGATCCTCTTACGTGGAGATACTTGATAAAACTGAGGAAGATGAAGTTAAGGTATATCAAGCATATGTTATTAGGTTGAATCAAGGTGTTGTTCAAGTTAGAAAGTCGTATGAGGGCAAGAGAGGTCTCTTAAAGAATGCTAAGCTTCTTAAGGAGTTTGATAAGGAGATAACTAATACTCCGCAAGAAGTTGTAGATCTACTCTTTGATGGGGTTAACGTATCTCAAGTTATGACTTACGAATCATTAAGAGACTTGATAAACTCCAAGGCCTTTAAATTCCAAGATTTAAGGTATGAAATTTACGACAAGTTTGCTAAGAGACTGGAACAGAGTGGTCTTCCACTTCCAGACGATATGGCATAAATATATAGTATCATGGCACTTCAAAATTTAAGAACACATTTCGAGTCGTCTAACAGAAACGAATTTAACTCTCTTTTAAAGCAGAGGTGTTTGGTTACTGAAAAGATCCAAGCTTCCTCGTTTCATGCTAGGAAAACTGATAAGGGCTACGATTATTACAAGAGCGGGTCTAGAACCCCTATGAACAAAGTGGACAGAACTATCGTTAGGTATTATGAGAATGCAATAGATTACTTTAAATCTATTCCTAAAGAAGTTAGGGAAGATATGCCTACAGATTGGAAGTTTGGTTTCGATTATATGACTGAGACCAGAACAGTAGACATTCAATATGATGCTTTGCCAAAGAATAACTTGATTCTAACGCATATTCAAGTTTTAAATCCAACTGATCCAACTCAAATAAAGAAAGTGATAAGAGATCCCAAAGTTCTAGAAAAATGGGCTAATATCCTACAAGTTCAAGCTCCGCCTATATTGTTTGACGGAGTTTTAGATTCTAATCAAAAGGACATGCTAATTGATCTTTTAGAGATGAGCGACGAAGCATTTAAAAACGTGTTCGAAGATACTTCATTTACTAGAAAGGTCTATAGCATTTTTAATCGCATGGCAAATAAGACTGCTCTTAACGAAAGCCTAGACGGAGACATAGATTCACTTATAGTCTCGTTTATTGATAAAAAGAATATTAAGAATTTCAAGCTTGGTAGATTTGATAAGATTGAAGAAAAAGAAAGAGAAGCTTCAGACATGTATCAAATTACAATTTTAGATCTTGTTGAGTACATGACTCAGTTCAATATGGATAAAGTAAAGCTGGTTGAAGAAGACACTGACTTAAGATATATTGAGTTGGTCTCAGAGATATTTAACCAATATATGACTAAGAACGCAGTTAAGTACATTGGAGCTGAGTTTGACTCGGCTGGTTTCTCTAGTAGAAAAGGATTCGAGCTCAATAAGGATTTCATCAAGAATGAGGGTACGGTAAAGCTTATTCAAAATGAGGATCTATCTGAATTGTTTAAGATTATGCTAGGCTCTTTTAGGAAGAAGAGAACTAAGGAGACCAAGATTATAAACTCAGATCTTATGAGTCAGATGAATGAGATAGTTGAAAAGATAGAGGCTGTAGTAATGTCTAAGAAGAACGAGTCCGAGATTATGGCCTTCAATACTTATCTGAAGCATCAAAAGATACAAACTCAGTCTAGTCCTGTTATAAACGAAGAGGATGCATTGGATGAAGGAGAAACCATAATGACTTTCAACCAGTTTGTGGGACAATAATATATAGAAAAAGAAATAAAACTAACATAACATGAACTTCAACGATTTTTTAAACGAGAAGAGAAACGTTACTTTAAAAAGAAGGTATACTGATAATCATCCAGCTATAGAAGCTGGTCTAACTGCAAGAGTTAGGAACAAGATGATTGAAGCAGTTGCTGATGGTAAGTTGTCTCAAGAAGAATTTAAAACAATTCTATCTGAGTTTAGCACTGATTCTGCCAGATGGATTAGAAGAAACGCAAAGTACTTTAATGTATCCGAAGACGGTATTAGCTTGTCTAAGTTTGGTAAGAGATTGTTGAAGACAGTTATTATTACTGAGAACGAAGCCGTCATTCTTGAATCTACCAGATCACACGTTGGTATTATAGATAAGAGAGGTAAAATCATCTCTACCTACGTTCACAACGATGGATATCCAGAAGGAGTTGGAGCTATGGTTGTAAATCACTTTGCAGATACTCGCAAGGTCAAGGAGCTTCTAAAGCTTGGTAAGTGGGGAATATCTTACTTAGAACCGGGCATTGAAGGCGGTGAAGGCCACTCATTCAATACTCCAGTCGATGGAGAGACTGTATTCTACGGAAGAGATAGAGGTCAAAAGAAATTTGTATCTACTTTTACCGCCGATCAAAGAGATTTACAAGATTACTTAGCTGACGTTTCTAACGATGCTGGAGCTGAGTATGTTTACCTATGGGACGAAGCCGCTAAGAAGTGGATGTACGCCGAAACTTCAACCAGCGCTGGAAGAAGACAAGGTCTTAAGGTTTTAGAGAACGTTGAAACAATAGGAGATGAGTTATTTGAAGGTAGAAATGCTTTTATAACTGCAGCAAGAACTGCTAAGTCTGAAGGTCTAAAGGAGTTTGAATTTAAGGGTAAGACTTTCCCAGTTACAGTAAAGGACGTAAGCGAAGAAGAGGTCGAAGAGGTCGAAGAGGTCGTTGAAACAAAGGATTTGGTTTTTGAATCGTTCTCAGATTTTGTATCTAAGTTAAACGAAGAACAAGTCAACGAATGGGGATCTTCTGACAGCTACGCCATGAGTGTAGAAATTCATCACTATATTAAGAAGCCTAAAAAGATGCCTTCTCCATTTGATAAAAAACTAAGAGATGCAGCCGAGTATGCAGTTGAGCGTCATTGGTCAGAATGGCCAGAGTACAGAACTAGGCATGAAAGCCTAGTGGACGACGCTGTTAGAACATATCTAAGACACTTTCATAGAGATGAGTACATGAATATGGTTAAGATGTTTGCACCAGTTGACGAGTCTACTGTAAATGAAACCAGATTCTATGCTATATTTCAAAGTGCTAAACATGAGATAGAAGCTAAAGATTTATACGATGCTAAAAAGAAGGCAGTTGCACAACTTAAGATTAAGAAGAAAGACCTAGGTCTACTTGCTATTGTCAATGCAGATCAGCATGATGATTTCTCAAAGGGCAAGAATATGGATTTTGCCTTTGAAGGCGAAGAGCTTAACGAAGCATTTAAGTCTGCTAAGCTACAGCAATTGTTTAATACCAAACAAGGTAGTCAATGGACTAAAAGACCTATCAAGGATTTGCCAAAGGCATTCTATGGCATGACTAAAGTTGCATTAGACAAAGTAGAAGATGGTGATTTAATCGATATGGCTGATCCAAAAGAAGCCCATGCTCTTGATAAGGCAGGCAAAGGCAGATATGTTATCTTCTATATTGTAGATCAACCAAAAGATAATCAATATGCACCGACCGAAGGTTATGGTACTATTCCTCCTGGAATTATAGCGATCGTTAGAAATAATAACTTCCAAGGTTTAACATGGGATAGAACATACCGTGGCAATAAAGGAGGAAGAACTTTAGGCTCCACTGATGACGGAGGAGTAGGCATAAGCAAGAAGTATAAAGGCTGGGACGGTACAGGCTTATACAACCCTAAGAGAATCGCTGATGTAGCCGATAGAGCTGTCATGCTTGACATCAATGCCCTACAAGATAAGTACTCTACTCAAGGCAAGAGAGCCGATAGAGAGGCTGCTAAGAAAGGAGCAACTGCATTTAAGAGTGATAGAGACTTTAGACAAGAGAATATGAAAAGGTATAAGCAAATCCTAGCTGATAAAGCAGCTAATCTTCCGCTTGATAAGATGGTCAATGACGCTATCGATATGTTATCTGCTCAAATCAAGCACGGTCTTGAGTCTGGAGAAACTAACAACGGTGAGCCAATCTTAGGACACGATCCTAAGGGTAGACCAGTTAGAATGAGAGATGCATCTAATCATATGTCCAATATTCTAGACGACTATGCAGACTATGTTAGATACTCTAACGAAGCTAAAGATTCTATTGGTGACTACTATGCTGCAAGAGTTAAAGAAGAGGCTAAGTCTATCAAAGATAGAATCAACAAGATCGCCACAATGAACTACGTTTGGTAATATGCCTGCAAAGAGTAAAGCACAACAAAGATTAATGGGAGTTGCATACGCCGTCAAAAAAGGTGATATGCAACTTTCTGATGTTGATGCCTCTTACAAAGATGAGGTTAAAGACCTTGTTGATAACATGAGTCTTAATTCTCTTAAAAAATATGCAGCAACTAAACACGATGGTTTACCAGAAAGAGTACCTGAAAATATTCAGGTCGGTCAGATTAATGGCATGGGACCAATTGAATTGCCAGCTGATGGCTTACTTGGATCAGGAGATGTTCCAGCTGGAAGCGGCGATGCTGAAGAAGAATACAAAAAAAAGAAAAAGAAGATGGCAAACTTCGAAGAATTTATAAGTGGACTAAATCAATCAAATGTTGATGAAGTATATGGAGGTAACGCTTCTGATTTTAAATATGAATTTACAAATCAGTTTGAAGAAGTTACGGGCTTTTCTGATAAAGCTATTAAAGGCATTAAGAAGAAAGGTAAAAACGGATATGAAGTTAGAACTTCTACGTATGCGGGTAAAAAATATATGGAGGCCGTTGGCAAAGAAATGGGTCTAGAACTTAAAGAGTTTGAGCAACACAGTAATATGTGCATTTCGGTTTATGAGGCTGTTGAAGAATCTGCAGTTACTGAAGCAAAAAAGTACACCGTAGAAGATGTCTTATCCGCATGGGAAGATGCCTTTGGTGAAGACATGAGAGAAACTGATAGAGCAGATATACCTGATGATATTGAAGCTGATTACAGGGGCAAAGTTACCGCAAAGGACCTACAAGAAATCTATGACGATCGTTATGGAGAAGAATTAGAGCCTGAGTTTTTAGAAGCTCTTGGAGAGTCTGTAGTAAACGAAATCAGAATGTCTTCGTGGGGAGAATTGGTCTACACAGAAGCTCAGGTTAATACGACTCATGGCTGGTGCGGAACGCTGGCTAACGAACTAGGTGAAGATAAGGCGATGTTCTTAACGCATCAGTCTATTCATGAGCTTCAGAAAAGAGCAATGGGTCTAACGGCTTGGGAAGCTCTAGCGGTTCTTAACTCAAAGGCAGGTAGACATGCTGCTGAAGCTTATTTAGGTGGAGACGCAGCTGCTTCTGATGCACTTTCTGCATTGATCTGGTATTTCGGCAGCAAGTCTAAGCTTGCTAAAGCCGCTAAAGAAGAAAGAGAGCTTCAGTTCCCTAACGAGAAGTAATTAACACTTTTTAACAAAATTAAAGAGCCCAGACTTTTAAGTTTGGGCTTTTTTGTGTATATTAGCCATGTTATGACAGACGATAAAAAAGACAAAGATATTCTAAACGGCCTCAACCTGCGCCACGTTGCTCAGATCGTGCGCCGTAAGATGGTTACAAAATCCGTGCCTTCTAAGAAGAACTATACTCGTAAGAAGAAGCACAAGAATCAAGACGATCAATGAAACTCTTAATGTGCACTGAGTGCAATGACATCTTCAACCTCAAGTATAAGACTAAAGCTTGTACTTGTGGAAAGACAGAAGGTCGCTACGTTGATGATCTGAATGCAACTTATAGCGGACCTGCTATTCCTATTGGTTTCGCCAACACGAGCTTCTTGGAAGCGTGTCGTCGTCAAACATTTATGAATATCATAGAGCAAGATTCTAAAAACGTTTGTTGTGATGGTGAAGAGTTCACTGCATTTATTATTCCTGAGTGGGCCACTTCACTTGAAAAAATTTAACACTTTTTAACATTTCAGATTTTCAGGTTGACCAGCTTTTCGTATATTAGCTATGTAACCTTAAGAACAAACAGAACAGATGATTAGAGAAAAACAACCCAAGAGCGAGATCGTTATCGACCTCACCGGCCCTGACGGCAACGCCTTCGTCCTTCTCGGCTACGCACGAAACTATGCTAAGCAACTCGGCCTCGATGCTGACATGATCTGCAACGAGATGCGAGAGTCTGACTATGAAAACCTCATCAGCGTCTTCGACAAGTACTTCGGAGACTTTGTAATTCTCGAACGATAATCAATAAACCTCAAAAAGATATGAGTAACAAGATCAACTCCCTCGACCGCGCAGCTGTTCGCCGCATCAACACTGACATTCAATCTGCCCTCGATGCAGTAGCTGAACGCTACGGCGTTCAGATCAAGGTCGGTAACTCTCGCTTCTCTGATAGCAACTGCACCACTAAGATCGACATCTCTACGATCAGCGAAAGCGGAACGGCTATGACTAAAGAAGCCACCGACTTCAACCGCTTTGCCGCTAGCTTCGGTATCACTAAGAAGTTGGGCGACACATTTGACTTCCGCTATGATCGCTACGAGATTACAGGTCTCAAGCCTCGAAGCTCAAAGTACCCAGTCTTGGCTAAGAGCCTCTCTAGCGGCAAGACGTTCAAGTTTCCTGCAAGCGTAATTAACTAATCAGATGAATCAGTACGCAATCAACCTCCTCAAAGACGCAGGCTACTCACAAAACGAGATCGACTGCATGTCGCCAAGTCAAGTTCGAAACTTGGCTCTTGAAATTGAAATGGAACTTGAAAACTTTGAAAATCAATAATCATGATCTGTACAGTAAAAGACTTTGTAATGTTCGGCTTTAACTTTCCACCGAACTTCGTTGAGAAAGCATTTGAAAGCCAAGGCACTTTGATGGTTAATCACCTTAAAGAGAAATTCGATGCTGCGTATGATCGAGGCGGCAGTCGAGGTGCAATGAACACCTTCTATGCTCAACTTGATTCTACAAACCAATCTCTTCTAGAGAGCTACGTCGCTGAATACTATTCGTGACAATTAGCGTTACACCTAAGTTAAAAGCAGTGAAACTTTCACTGCTTTTTTTGTATAATTAAAAAGTTATGATATGGCCAATAATATACTAGAGCAAGCAAATAAGATTATCAACGAACGATCAGAAGAGAAAGAACGCCAATATGGTCCTTTCGAAGAAGGCATGCGAAGAGCTGCCATGATTTGTTCTGGAATGACAGGTAAAGAATGGAATGGCTCTGATATGTACGCTGCGCTCGTTGCGCTTAAGCTTAGCAGACACTCTTACAACTATAAAGAAGACAATCTTCTTGATGCTGTTGCGTATCTTGGCGCCTTGAACAATTATGTTGAAAAGTTCGGCTATAAAGATACTGAAGTTGCTATAAACAACGACGAGGCAGATGCAGGAATTTAATTATTTCACTCAGTTTGAACAAGACATTCATGTCAAAGTTGGCATATGTCCTATTGTAGGCAAGCTTAGTCCTAAGATAAGCTCTCACAAAGCGGGTTGGGCTTATATGGTTTGCAACCAACTTTGGCATGCAGGATATAAGAATTCCGAAGTTATTACTTCTACTGAAACGCCTTGGTCCGATTACGATGTTATTTTGATAGAACATGGTATGGAATTCAAGGGTACGTTTAATATTTTTGGAGGTTCTAATGATGATTTATATCATCAGATCGATAGGATATTTACAAATAATGTCCGCATGTATTCTTTACATTGTGATATGCCATGTATTGGAGAACTTGTAGAAACCAGACTTAAGACAGGTAGCGAGTTGTTTAAGACGCTTGAGCCAAAGATTGATAAGATTAAAGATATTTGCAAGAATATTAAAAGAGTCGATCATATTGAAAGGACAAAAAGACTTTGTTTTGGCGATAGTCATTCATTTAGCCAATATAGCCCTGGCTTTATGTGTAGCCGCAATGATGGTCTAACTCTTCATGGTGCCACTACTCGTGGCTTCGATCAATATGTTTGGCCATGGATTGAACAAGTTAGGGTTTATTTGGGTAATATCGATATTCGTCATCATTTGATGCGACAAAAGAATCCTCAAGAATCTCTCGAAACACTAGTTAAGTCATATGAGATAGAGCTCAAAAAGCTCGAGGCAAAGCGTATATGTCCAATTGAAGTTATCGCTGTTTTACCTATCGAAAACGAATCACGTAAGATTCCTAAGACGGGTTATTACAAAGGAGAACCTTATGCTGGTTCTTGGAAAGAGCGCAATGCTCTTGTTAAGCAATTTAATTCTAGGATGAAAGAAATATGCGAATACAATAAGTATCAGTTTACTGAGCATCCTGAAGTTTTCTACAATAATTTAGATGAGCTTAGCTTCGATGTTATGGAAAAACCAAAATCAGTTCACATTGCTAGGCAATTCTATCGCTGGGACTTGGTCAATGACGTACCTAACCCTGAACTTAAAGCTGATAGAAAGCCTAAAATAGACGCGCTATTTTAATGGAGATTACAACAACCAAATATTATGACGAGTTTATTAGGTACTTTAAGCTAGCTTTAGACCAACAGGAAAAGAGTAACTTAGGTCACATACCTCATCAAGACTCAGATATGAACGATCCATTGATGGAGCAAATTGAGCTCTACGATGTGGTCGAACGTAAGTTTGCGGGCTTTAGTCAAATCGTTAACGATGTATTTTATGGCTGGACTGAAGATCACCCGTATTGGTCTCGTATGGAAAAAGGATTGGTGACCTCTCAAAGACTTGAGGTTGCTAAGAATTGGACGGGTAAGCAAGATGTATTCGGACTTGAAGAGTGGTTGTACGTCTTTATCTTACACAGAGTTTGTGGATCTGCGATCAACTATGCTACTAAGCCAAGCGGCTATCACAACACCATCTTATTTGATCTATGGCAGTCTGACACCATCGAACAGATGTGTGAGCAAGTTAAAGCTAGAAAGGAACCGTTCTACACGTCAGTAGGTTATCAGTTCCCCGCTTTCCCTAAGCCACCTCAACCAGAAGTTCAAGAGAACGTCTTTGTTGGTATGTCAGGTTTTGAAGCACCTAAGTTTACCTACAAAAGAGGCGGAGACTACTTTTTGTGTGAGTTTGCACCTCGCTTAGCTAGAGATATGGCCAACTACTTGAGAAAGGGGCCAAAGAAAGATCTACGAGAACTTGGCGAGTGGATGTTTAAGTGGAATACTGACAACGGGCTTAGAGCTTACAGGTTCCAATATGCAGCAGTGATCGCAGACGTCTGTGATTGGTTCCCTGAGTTTATGAACCGCGATTCTATGTTCTACTACGGTACTAACGCTGTCGAGTGTATCGGTTACTTGGCCGACACTAAAGATGGTAAAGGCAAGAAGTCTGAGCCTTTCTTGGACGCGGTGATGACAAAGATATACGAAGAGACTGGTTCTCTTCCTTACAATGCTGAGGATGTGGCTTGTGACTTTATTCGTTGGATCGAAAACTACATGAGACCAGGCGCAGACTACAATCACATCAATATGGATACATTGTGGAATAGCTCAACTATATTGGATCACCCATTCGGTCGACAAAAAGCCATGCTTGATCTGGGATTAGTCGAAACGTTTAACGGCATGGCTCACCATCCATCAGATGATAAGATTATTGCTGAAGCGGGCTTGACAGTAGAGCAATATAAAAGCAAAGTCAAAAAACTACACGAATGTCAAACAGCGTAAAAGAAAAAGAGAAGACTATTATGCCTTTGTTTGACGAGGAAGGTATCAACGTATTTCCAACGAACAATATCAAGTATCCTAAGACTGTCGAGGTGCCTCTAAAGAATGGTAAACCTAAGGAGTCTTGGATGCAAAAGTGGAGTGAGGAAGAAAGGATCGAGAAGTTCTTTGAGTTTTGTCGAGTCTTTGACCTTCGTGAAGATGAGTTACTAAGAACCGACTATCAAATCTTTAGTCATAGACTTCATTGGCATGAGCACTCTTACTGTGATTTCATGCAAAAGATTACTGATAACAAAGAGAGATTGTGGTATACTCTAGTCTTCTCATTTACCAATGAGCACTGGAAGACTTTGACTACTCTTGTTGATAAGGGTGAAGAAGCTCTTGCTGAACGTTTTAAGAATCACAGACACGCTCGTAACGATCTGTTTCAGATATACTATCCAAAGGGAACTAACGTCAAGGAGTGGATCCTAGAAGGCCCAAAGAAAGCAGCTGAAGATATGTACCATGTCTTAGAGGATCTTGATCGTCCATATACGATGATGGAATTTGCTAAGATTATGGAAAAGTACTTTAAGGAAAAGCAAGGCTTTAGAAGTCCTTTGTATCCGTGTAAGAATACGGCAAGATACTTAGCTATGACTTGGCCAGAATTAGTAGATCCTAACTCAGTCTTGTTCGGTGGCACTGGCCACTTCGACGGCTTGCATCAAATCTTCGGAGGTCAGTACCTTAACGGTAAAGTCAAGTACTCTATCGATGCTGACGGCCAATTCGTCTGTGAGAACAAGCATGCTGAAGAGTGGATCAGACAGATGGAAGTCTTAGCTCAGCATCCTTCTAATCCCATCAGTGAGCAGATGTGGCTGAACCTAGAGGACAAGACTTGTTTCTTCTATAAGCACATCGCCATCAGCCACGGAATCAAGTCAGCGACTAAGAGAATCCCGTATAATTGGATCTTTGATTCTCAGTTTGATTTGGCAAAGCATCCTAGCGATAGCGTGCAACTCAACTCGAATACAACAAAACATTTATGGGCTAAAGATTACCCAGAAGAATTATAATATGTCACATAATAAACACACCGATCAACTAATTAATCAAGACCTAAATCTAATGATGCCTAATAGACAGGCGTGGTTGGATTTAGCTGGTGATTGGAAGGATCCTTTTGAGGAACCTGAGATTCAC